ACGTCGCGGTGGCGGAAGCGGTGCCCGTGCCCGCCGCGCTGCCGACCCCGGCGGTGATCGCGGTCGCCGCGGCCGAGGCGGTCCCGGTCCCCGCCGCCGCGCCAACGCCAGCCGCGAAGGACATGCCGACGGCAGACGCCGCGCCGGCGCCCGATGCTGCCCCGACCGTGGGCTTGAGTGCGGTCGCGCCCGCCGTAGCGGTGCCCGCCCCAACGGCGGCGCCAACCCCGGATGCGATGGCAGCGCCGGTTGCGGCAGCCATGCCCGCGCCTGACGCCGCCCCGACCGCGGGCTTGAGCCCAGTTCCAACCGCGGCGGCGGCGCCGGTGCCGGATGCGGCGCCGATCGCCGCGAGGACGGTGGCACCCCCAGCGGCCGCGGTGCCCGTGCCTGCGGCGGCGCCAACGCCCGCGAAGATCGCGGCCCCTATCCCCGAAGCCGCGCCGGTGCTCTGAGCCGTCGCCGCCGAAGCGCCGTCAACGAGGCTCGTGCCAGCCGCAAGCCCGACGCTATTGCGGATCGCCGTGCCGACCGCCGCCGCGACGCCGGTCCCCGCGGCGGCGCCTACGCCGTCGGTCGTCGCGGCGCGGTGGCCGGTGACGGTGAAATGCCGGGCCGCGAAATGCCGCGCGCCGAAATGGCGAAGATTTGGCTGCGATCCGAGACCGGCGCCGATGCCCGTCGCGGTCCCGGTCCCCGCGGCCGCGCCGGCTCCCCACGCGATGATCGCGCTGACCGCCGCGGCCGTCCCGACGCCTGATGCCGCGCCGACGTTCGCCGCGCCAGCGCGGAGGACGAGATAGGTGCGGGCGCTATCGCGGGCGCTGCCCGTCGTGCAGGCCCACGACTGATTGCCGGTCGCGTTGACGGTCTTGTGCTGCGAAGCGACCGACATGCTGTCGCTGTCGAGGAACCCGTCCGCAACGCGGCTGATGATCGACGACCAACTGCCGTTGGTCGTGTCGCTGTCCCCCGTGATCGTGTCGTCGGTTTCGATCGCGGCAGCGCCGAAGATCGTATCGCCGTTGGCGACTGAGACCGTCGGAGCCGAATGGCTCGTGGCGCTTCCGGTCGAGCCCGTCGCGTCGACGACGACGAACTCCACGATCTCGTTCGCGCCCGGCTGGACGCGGTAAACCTCTATCGCGCTGTCGGCGGCGTTGGGCGAGAAATTCGCGGTGACGGTGCCGTTGTTTTTCGCGACGGTGACCGCGCACGTGTAGATCGCGAGGGTTGCTCCCTCGTCGGTGGCGCCGGGATCGTAGTTGATCAGCGCCCGAAGAACCCAGGTGTTCCCGTTGTTATCGCTGACCGACGAAATGCAGGCGGCGCCGTTCGTGCCGCTGTTGGACGCGGCAACGAGCGCGACCAGCCAATCGCCGACGGCGGCGGTAACCGTCGCGCCGGTGGCTAGGCTGGCGGTCGATGCAGTGCTGTTGTTGTTGCCGGCATCGGTGATCGTCAGGGCCACGGGCGGACCTCCGATCGGCGGAGCGCGGCCGGCGCCCTAGGTCACGTCGGTCGTTACGGCGGTGCGGTTGCCGGCGGTATCCACGCTCGAAACGAGGCGGTTTTTGCTATCGGCGACCGCGTTCCGAAACGTCTCGGTGCCGGTGCCGGCGCCCGAAACCTTGCCGGCGAGCGCCGCGGCGTTGAGGCGGAGCGCGCCGCGCACGGTGAGCCCGCTTTCGATCGCGTTCGCGATATCGAGTAGGTAGGCGGGATCGTAGAGTTCGATCACCCGCGTCACCGGCGCCATCGCCGCCTGGGTGATGTGGAACACCATCTCTTGCGTCGCGTCACCGGCGTCGATCGTCATGTCTTCGTCGAGCAACAGCGAATAGACACCCGGCATGTTCGCCGCGCTGAGCTCCGCGACGGTCGGCGTCGTCATCGCGGTCGCCGCGCCGCCGTTCCGGCTGCGATACACGGTGAAGGACGAAAGCCCCGTCTCGCGGGTCTTGAGATCGGTGCTATCGACCGCGACGAAATAGAGATATTGGTCGGTGACGCCAGACGCGAACCGCATGAGCGCCCCCTAGTAAGGCCCGGTTGGCGGCGTGAAGTTGGCGGTCCAGCGCGCCACGCCAATCGAATATCGAATTTCGTCCATCCACCCGTCAAAAGCGGTGGGGCTATCTTGCCGATGCCCGACCCACACCGCACCCGAGTTGTTATCGAACGTGTTGCCGTCGGTTATATTCGCGCCCAACTGCGTGCCATTGACGAACATCCTGCCGGTCGAGCCGCTGCGCGTCCAAGCCAGATGATACCAAGTGCCAGTCGTCGGAGACGGCGACCAAGTTCTCCCCTCTTGAACGCCGTCGAAACCCGCGCCGCTGACCGATGATCGCCAGCTAAGAGAATAGGCGCTTCCGCTTCTATAATAGGAACCGGCGAAGGAGCAGTTGCTGTTCCATATCTGGCCCTTGCAAAAAATGGGATCAAGCTCGCCGTCTGCGGGCAAGGCGTTGATGCGCACCCACAGATCGATGGTGAAGTCCTGCGACCCGATCTCCAAGTTGGAATTGTCGGGCACGCTCAGACGACTATCGACACCATCAAACAGCGCGCTGCCATCGCCGAATTTGCTCTGAGCCGTATCGACCTGAGCACCCAAACTTGCGGTGACGGTGTGGCCGAAGGTCGAGAAATCGGTGAACGACGTCGAGCCGTCCGCGCCATCGCAGTGCAGAAGCAGCTTGGTGAAGCTGTCCTGAGCGCCGACGAACGGCACCTCGTCCGGGTTCGCGTGAAGATGCAGCCGCTGGGCTGGCTTGAACTGCCCGTCGATCAGGGCGCGCCGCAGCGGCGGCGGACGCCAGAGCCCGCGCGGCGGGAGGATCAGCGGCGGACGTCCGCGCGCCAGAGCGCCGCCGTGGACGCCGAGCATTATTTCCGGGCCGCCCTCGCCGCGGCCGCCTCGAATTCGACCCGCGCCTTGTCCTTGGCCGCCATCATCCGCTCCCGGATTTTCCCCGGATCGGTGATGCCTTCCTTGCCGGCGTCAGCGACCGCCTTGGCCATCGCCGCCTCCATCGCCTCGCCGAGCCCCTTGACGTTCGATTTCGCCGCAACCCCGGTTGCAGCGACGATCCCCTGGGGCGTGGCAGCCGGCTGATGCCGCGGGGCCCGCGGCGCCGGCGCCGGCGGCGTCCGCGTGCTGCTGCCCTTCAAACTCACGCGCTTAGGCATGGTCAGTGTCCTCGTTTGTCGCTGTGATCCATGAGCCAGCTCCCGAGCCCGCGCTCGTTCAGCCACCGCTGGGAATATCGCTTCGCCTTCTCGGGCACCCTGGCTGATTTCGTGCGCGCCAGGTGGAGCGAGGCGAGGGCCTCCGAGCGGTTCGCGGGCTGGCACTGCGGCGGGAAGACGTGCGCGGAAATCTTCATGATCCCGTCGACGTCGAGCTCAAGCAGGCACCGCAGGAATTCGTCGGCGTGGCGTTCCTTGACCGCGCGTTCGCCGTCGGTGAACAGCGCGGGCAAATCGAGCCCCCGCGGGCTTTTGATCAGGACCACCCGCGGGCTCTCGGGAACGATGCGGCGCTAGTCGAGGGTGATCGTCGTCGCGGTCGTGAGGCGCGGCGTGATGCCGTTGCCGGTCACGATGTTCGGCGTCACGGTCCCGCTGAACAGGATGTCGGTCGCGCCGCCGCCGGTCTTGCCGACCGAGAAATGCGTCGCCGTGCCCGAGCCGCCGGTGCCCGCCGGGAAGTCGATGTTCGCGACCGGGCTGACGCTGTTCGCCGTCACCGTCCAGCCGCCGGTCGTGCGGGCGACGTTGACGCGCGCATAGCTCGTGTAGGCGATCTCGTTCGTGGACATCGTCCCGGTGTCGCCGGGGTCGGCGGTGTGCAGGCCGACGTGGATGTTCGTCTGCGGCGTCGAGGCGGCGTTGTCCGCGTAATTCGCCCAGGCGGTCGCGTTGAAGATCAGTTTCAGGAGGTTGTTCTCGGTGGCGTCCGAGATCCCGAACACCATCGCGCCCGCGAGCAGCGCGCCGCGGCCGATATACCAACGGTCAAGCATGAGAAACCCCTTCCTTTGTGAGAGCTTCGGCCAGGTTCATTTTCGGGTAGGCGCGGAGCGCCGAGACCGGCGATGCGTTGATCACGCGCACGCCGAGCCGGGCGAACGCCGGCGCGGCCTGGTCGAGGTACTGCCGCCACCGTTTCACGCGTTCTTCGTTCGGGTTGTTGAGGCCAGGGCCGTGGGCGCCGTGCCAGTGCACGCCCAGGTCCAGCCGCATATCGAAGCCCACCAAGACCAGCGGCCGCGCGCCGAACTGGACCGCGAGATTGCAGGCCTGAAAACCGCTGTTGCCGCCGCCGCCGATCCGGCCGCGATCGGTCGAGATCTGGGCTCCGCTGAGGACGCGAACTGTGTGCAGCCGATCGCTGCAGTTTTCGGATTGTGTGATCTTCAGCCCGGCAAAGGCGAACGCCTCCTTATTCGCATTCCACCATTTGCAGTCGCACGCGTAGAGGACGTCGGCCCACGGCGCGAGCCGCCATGAGCTGTTGATGACGATGACCTTTGCCCGGCCGCGGACGAGCTCGAGATCTGCGTCCTTGGCCGACGGGCCCGACGCCACGATCACGCAAGCTGAGCCCCGCCAATCCGGCCACCAATCCGGCGGCCTCATGCCATCGCGGGATCCCGCGAGCGGCGGAGCAATGACTCCACGCCCGGCGTGATCGGATCGTCTTCCGGGTCGCCGTCGTAGAGCACCTCGAGCACCGCCAGGATCGCGGCGTGGATATGCTCGGGGATTGTCAGGTCAGTCCACGTCGGATCGACCCAGGCCTCTTTGAGATAATCGAGGACGATCTGCTGGGCCTGCTCCAGCTTCAACTGGCAGCGGGCGTCACCCTCGTCGGTGTCGTCGATCCGGAGATGCAGCTTCGCCTGCTCGAGCGTCACAAGCATCGTGGGCATGGGATCAGCTTCCGACCTTCAGGGGTTTGGGCTCGGGCGGAGGCTTGCCGTCCTTGCCATCCCGGCCACGCTTCACCGCCAGGCGCCAGGCATCGGAGGTTTCCGGCTTGTCGGTGGTATCGCGCTGCGCGATCCAGCTGGAGCCGCCGAACGTGACGCTGTCGCCCTTCGCGTATTGGCCTTCGCGCCAAACGCCACGGTCGATCGTGACCGGGAAGCGCCAGACGAATTCGCGGGTATCATCCCCGCGCGTGAACCGGACGATGACGGTGCGGCCGTCCTCGGCGAGCTCGGCCGTCATGTCCTCGAACCCGAACCCGTCGCGGCCGGGCTTCCCCGGCTCGCCGTCCTTGCCGACAACCCGGCCAACGGTCCGCGTTGTGCCATCGCGGAGCGTGAGGATCAGGTCGCCGTTCCGGTCGATCAGGGCGCCCGTCGTGTCGGCGCCATCCTTGCCGTCCTTGCCGTCCTTGCCGTCCTTGCCGTCCTTCGGAATCGGCATCGCCGCGAACCGCGCGGCGATCGCTTCCTCGATCACCGGCAAGAGATCCTCGAGGGTGACGCTTTCGCCGTCCTCGCCATCCCGACCAGGCGGCCCCGGCTCGGCCGGCGGCAGCTGGTCAATGGCGTGCGCGATCGCCGACCGGACCAGGACGGCTATTTCTTGAGGGTTTGCACTTTTCCGGTCCTCCGGGGCGGGACGCGCCGCAAGGGCCGCATCGATTTCCCTTTTGACGATCGGCGTGATCGCTTCCGGATCGGCGTCTTTTCCGTCTTTGCCATTGGCTCCGTCCTTTCCGCTGCAGATCCTGGTCTCGAGCGTGGCGCCATTGGTGAGCGTCAGGATCAGGAACCCGGCTGCATTGGTGAACTGGTTGGCGATGCCGACCGGCGCCGGCACCGCGGCGAGACGCGCCTCGATCCGTGCCTCGAAGCTGCGAATCCGTTCATCCACATAACGCTTCGCGCTGGAAACCAGCGCATCGGCCAGGCGGTCGACGTCAAGCATCGGCGATCTCCCAGCGTTTCTGCATGGCGCGGATCACCGCGTCGGTGGCGTCGGGCGCCGGCAGCGCGAGGCGACGCTCGGACGCCGGCAGCGCTTCCGCGTCGCCCTCGCCCTCGGAGGCCTCGTTGCCTTCCGGCGGCTCGTTCGATCCCCCCGCCGGCGCCGGCGCCGTGCCCTTGGCGAATGGGTCCTCGCGCATGTCGCGTTTAGCGAGCGCCGCCAATGAATAGTTCTGCTGTTGCAGATACGGGCTCGCGCCGCCCACGACCGGCCCATACCCGAGCCGGGCGCGGCCCTCGTTGGGCGCGATCAGGCCGGCAGACACGCCGTCCTTCAGGACGCTCATCTGGGTTGCGGTATCCATCCGGAGGAGGCCCTCCAGATCGAACTCGACGGTGAGGGTCGGGCCGAGATCGAGGCCCTCATCGAGGCAGAGCTCGGCCGCTTCAATCAGCGCCTGGAGGCACTGCGAATAATACTCGGTATTGAGCGCCTGAATGTTGTTGTAGGTGGGCATCGTGCCCAGCCCGATCTTGTAGGGCGGCACATGGAAGGTCGAGCACACCACCTCGGCGGTCCATTTCAGCTGCTCGATCATCTGGCTTTCCTGGGCGCTGATCGGCAGCTTCTCGAATTTCAAACCGTCGCCGAGCACCGCGACACGCCCGGTGTTCGCCCCGCTGAAGTTCGTCTCCCACGCCTCCTTCAGCCGGGTTGCCGTCTCGTCCTTGATCGCCCCCGGCGCCGTGAGGATCCCGCCCGGCATGGAGCGGTTGCCGAAGAACCACGCCGCCTGCGTCATCATCGCGTTGCCGGCGGTCGCCGCCAGGCCGCTCGCGTAGATCGGCGAGGTGCCGCAGAGCGGGTGGAAGATGCAGTTAAAGCGGTCGTGGATAATCTCCCGCGCCGGCACCACCACCTGGTTACCGATGCCGGTAAGGTTGTCGGTGTTGAGCTCGTAGAAGACGTCGCCCTCGTCGGACACCAGCGGCCGGGTCCGCGTCGGGTCGAGGATGTAGAGGCGCTTCACCACGCCGCGCTCGTCGCGCTGCTTCAGGCCGTAGGTGTTGCCGCGGCTGAGCTTCGACAGCATCCAGTTTTCCCAGAACTGGATCCGCGTCTGATAATTGTTCGGCTTGCGGAGGACCGGGCTGTAGGCCGGGTTCGTCGTCTCCTGCCAGATCCCGTCCTCGTCGGCGTCTTCCACCAGGCGGCAGCGCAACTTGGAAATATCGGACGCGATCAGCGTCATGCACGCGTAGACCGCGTGGTAGGTGAGGATCAAATTCCGGTCGAGCGAGACGTTCTGCTGCCAGGCGCCGGTGTAGGGCTCGAGGACGAGCGGCCACCAGCCGCGCCCGCCCGCGACCGAATTAAGCGCCTTCTCCTCGCGTGCACGGGTGATACTGAACCCGAAGATCTTCACCGGCGCGGCCCTTACTCGGTCTCGCCCTCATCGGCCGGCTCTTCCGCCCCGGCCGATCGCCGGGTCCGCCGGCGACGCGGCGGCGCGGCTTCCGCCGGCGGTGGCGTCAATCCCGAGCCCTCGCCCCGCATCGCCCCCACCGGGCGACCGCTGCCGCCGACACCCCCGGCGCCTCCGGAGGCGGCGCTGACGCGGCCACGCGTCTCCCGACCGCCGCCCGCGGTCAGATCGGTGGTGGCTGGGGACGCAGGAATGTCGCGGCGCTTGTAGACGCCGCGCCGATAGACCGGCTCGGGCGAATCCTCGGGAGCGACGGCGGCCTTCCTGGTCGCGATCATCATCCGGGCGTCGCGGTCGCTGACCTCGTAGGTCTCGCCGGCTTTCACCCGATGACCGCCGACCGGGTGGGTCTTCAGAGCGATCAGCTTGACCATCGTGAAATTCCCTTCCGCCAACGGAAGGGCCCAGCCGCGAGCGGCCGGGCCCCCTTGATCGGCTTGGCTGGTTACGAAGCTACCCAATCGACGTCGGTGAGGACCTGGACGCCGCTCGTGCGGCGACGCTTCCAGTTGATCGTCCGCTCGGCGCGAAGACCGACGCTATTGGTCTGCCAGAGCGAGACCATCGACGTCGCCGGCGTCGGCGGAATCGAATTCGCCACCGGGGCGTCGCTCATTTCCACCGAGGCCTCGGTGCTCATGTCGACGTTGATCCCGCCTTCGTCGGCCAGGTAGATGTCGCCGGCGTTGACGAGCTCGACCACTGCGCCCGTGCTCTCGTGCGGCATGTATTCCGACGCGATCACCGGCAGGCCGAAGAACGTCCCGCCATTGAGCGAGATGCCGGGGAATTCCGGCTGGCCGAGCGCGTTCTGCATCAGTGAGAGCTGGAGAGCGATCGATGACGGCATGAGCCACACGCCGCTCGTCGGCGGGTTGTTCGCGGCAATGAACGCGTTCATCACCGCCGCGACGTCGGTTCGCACGCCCGCGGCATCGGTGCCGGTCGACACGATCGGCGTAACGCCGTTGGCGATCGACGGCGGCTTGATCCCCGCCGTGCCGGCGTTGTTCGGATCAACGAAATCGCGGTCCAGACGATCGCGGAGCGCCTCGGCCAGGCCATCGCGGACAAGGACCTCGGCGTTCGGGCTGCTGTCGCGGAGGAGCTCCATCGTGATGATCGCAATGTTCGCGACCTTCAACGGTTCGAGCGTGGTCCGCGAGAAGTCGAACGAGGTGAGCGGCTTCGCCCGCCCCTCGCCAACCCAGTAGCCGGCGCCGCCGCCGATCTGGCTCACCAGCGGCGTCCGGAACGGCACGCGCCGCAGGCTCGGGATCCCGTTCGCCCCGAACTTGCCGAGGATCGTCATTGGCCGGAGGTAGGCGACGAAATCCGCGAACGGCCCGCTCTCGGTCGACACCAGGGCGCTGCCCCATCCGGCAGGGCTGTCCGTGCTGTCACCGCCGACGCTCCCGGCCGGCACCGCCGCCTTGAGGACGCCGATGGTGACATCGTCGTGCTTCCACCGGTTCTCGGCGTAGGCGAGCGCCTGCAGGAGATTGCCCTTGGCAAACCC